AGAATGTGAGTTTTCTCCTTCGGAACTTTCACACATTCGAGAGCGTGTTAAGTCCCTTATGAAAAATGAGAAGGTAGTTAAGATTGCTCATAATTTAAAATTTGATTATAAATTTTTGCGTTCGTGGGGCGTTGAAGAGTTTAATAACATGGAGGACACACAGATAATGCATTCCTTAGTTGACGAGAATTTGCCCCATGGATTAATGGACCTTGTAAAGCAATACTTTCCTAAAGAATTGGAGAAGTTTTAATGCTAACCGTAACCGATGCAGAAACGCATGACTGGGGAAATATGCCCCTGTCTGACATGGCTTTTGGAAACGCCATGGATTGTGATTTTACTTTAAGAAGTTGGGAAATTCTGTCTAAGGACGTAAAAAGGCTTAACCTTGATCACGTATACTACAAGCTGCTCAAGGACATTGCTGTAATACTTGGTTCTGTTGAAAATAGAGGGATTTCTATAGACAAAGAATATTTGGTTGTCTTGGAGGAAATTTTAGCTGTTCAGCTAGGCGAGCTACGCACTTCATTGGGAGATATTTCACCTGTCTCAGGTATCAATCCTAATTCTACAGTGCATCTTGGTAAGGTCCTCTTTTCTTCTGATGGATTTGATATAACTCCTCTAGAGTTTTCCGCCAAAACGAAAAAACCTGCCATTACTGAAGAGCATCTCCAAACTTTAAAACGGAAGAGTAAAAATAAGGATGTTATAAAGTTTATAGATTTGCTTCTAGAGTATAAGTCAAAGACTAAGCAGTATAACACCTATGTGAAAGGAGTTGAGGCTGCTATAGAATGGAACGAAGACGGTAGAATTTATTCTAATTATAATTTTGCGTCAACTGTCACAGGAAGACTTAGCTGTTCCCTCTACAGTGCAGGAGGAGGTATGAGAAAGGGAGTTTCTTTCCACACCCTTCCAAGGCCTAGTGATGACGATGTTAATATTCGGAAGTTGATGGTGTCTGACAATGATAAAGTTTTTATTACTGCCGACTTTTCCACAGCTGAGTTAAGAGTTCTTGCGCAGTGTTGCCGAGACCAAGGTCTTTTACACGCTTTCAAAACAGGGCAAGACCTCCACAAGTATACAGCATCTTTAATCTATGATAAACCTGTGGATAAAATAACTAAAGAAGAAAGGCAGGTCGCAAAAAGTGTTTCCTTTTTAATTGTTTACGGGGGAGGACCTTCTAAACTGGCTCAGCAAATTGGAAAGAGTGTTGGGTACGCTAAGAATATTTTTGCAGCTTACCAAGAATCTTTTCCTAAGGTGTTTGAATGGATAAAGTTTGTCCACAAATATATCATCGAAAACAAATGTGCAGTTAGTCTTTTCGGACGACGGAGGAATCTCCCCAACGTCGATAGTCCAGTATCTAAGTACAAGTTTAGGGCATTACGTCAAGGTATGAATTTTGTGATTCAAAGTTCTGCATCCGATATGATGTTACACGCGTTAAAGAGACTCAATCACAGATTTCTCGAAGAGGATTTAGATGCTCAGATATTAGCTACCGTTCATGATAGTGTTGAAGTTCAATGCAGCAAAGATATAATCAAGGAAGTGGTAGAAATGTTAAAGTACGAACTTACACGTACGGATGATTTAGAAGCGTACTATAATTTAAAATTTTTAGTCCCTTTTGAAGTTGATATAGAAGTAGGAAAGTCTTTCGGAGACGCCACAGAAGTTAATTTTACTTCTAATGGTAGCGTGTCTAACTACGATGATATTATAAATTATGTCGAAAACTCATAGGGCACTCTTAATCAGCGATACTCATTTTAGGAGTGATTATATTCCGGGATTTTTAGAGACACAAGTAAGGACTCTGACTAGGATCGTAAATAAAAAACCCCCAGATACGCTTGTTATAGGAGGAGATGTTTTCCACAAGAGGAATCCGGGAGGGGATGAATTACTTGCGTTTCGTAAGTTTCTTGATTCTGTTCAATGTAAAAATATTATTGTCCTCCGAGGAAATCATGATACTATACATAAAGACGGTTCATCGGAAACAACCCTTTCTCTTTTTTCCGACAAAGCTAAAATAATAACTGAAAGTGAAACCGTCTCTATAGGAGGTGTATTCTTTGACTTCGTTCCTCATTATGAAGACGAAGCTAAAATAATCAAAGAAGTAAAGAAAGCTAAAAACCATCTTATAGGACATTTTGGGTTTGATGGTTGTGTGTCGAACAACTCATATGCATATGAATCCCGGCTTAAGAGATGGCATTTCCCTAAAAACAAGTACAGTTTTTTGGGGCATATTCACAAGTCTAAAAAATATGATAACATCTCTGTCATAGGCACTCAATATTCTAATTCCTTCGGAGAAGCTAATGAAAAAAAGTACTATACAGAACTTTTAATTAGAGGACAGGAGGTTAGACCTATACGGAAGGTTGTTAATTTTGGAATAAGACATGTCGTATGCAGTATAGATGATCTCCCTTCAAAAGGAAAAGATTTAATAATTCCGGAATTTTTTACAATACTAAGAATAAAATTGGATAAACTGGACGAGTATGTCCACCGTCAAATCTATGATAAGGTTCTGGATCAATACAAAGTAGATTATTTGGAATTTTCATTTGAAGACTTGTTACCGAAGTTTGCATCTGACTACACCCCAGATAGGAAACTATTTACATTGGATGATGGAGTCATAGAAGAATACATAGACTCAAGAAATTCAGTATTCTCTAAAGAAGATTTGATGAGTGCTCTCAAAAGAATAAGAAATGAAAATTAACAAAGTAGAGATAGAAAATTTTCTTTCTATAGAAAAGACAGAATTAGATTTTGAAAAACATGAAGGATTAGTTCATGTTATAGGAAAGAACAAGGATACAAAGCCACATTCATCTAATGGTGCAGGTAAAAGCTCTCTTATAGAAGCGATAGTTTTTGCATTGTTTGGTAAGACGATTAGAAAAACTTCTGAGAAAAGTTTGGTAAACGTATTTACAAAAGGAAAATGTAAAGTTGTCTTGCACGTTAACGATAACACCACCATAACTAGAACCAAAAAACCACCTTCCCTTATTGTCGAGGTTGATGGAAAAAGTGTAACCAAGGAAGGAGTTTCTCAAACACAAGCATACTTAGAAGGTATTCTAAATATAAATTACAATGTCTTCTTGGCATCCATTGTTTTTGGACAGCAGAATGATATGAATTTTTTATCATGCACTGCCGAAGAGAAAAGGTCTATCATACAGAATTTTTTGAATGTTACAGACCTTTTCAAACACAGGTCTAAAATTAGATCTCTCAAGTCTAAATTTAACTCCGAGAAGAAGATAGCCGCTACCTTGCAAAGTGAATCTCTCCAAAAAACAAATAAGTTGAAGAAACGCTTGCGAGATTGTCGAGAAGAGAAGAAAAGCTCTAAAGAGTTACTCACTAAAGAAAAGCATGATTTCATTTCCAAGTACTCACTGTCTGAAATACAAGAATTAGAAGCTGAAAAGTCTAACAGAGAGCTGGAGATGAGAGATTTAGAAAATAAACTCACCACGGTCTCAGCAGGCATAAACAGAAATAAAAAGAATATATCTCCTTTTAGTACAAACTCTGTATGTGAGCATTGTGGTAAACAGCCTGATATTATTTTGAACAAGCTGGGGGAGCACAAGGTACAGTTAGAAGAATTGTATTTGGAAAGGACCGCACTTCGTAAGAAGCTGAAGAAAAGCATAGACACTTTCGATGAGGTATTTATTCCAATTTCTTCCATGGATTACGAATTGGTGGATCTTCTAAAGTCTCTTGACATTAAGATCGAGTTGATAAAAAAATCTATCCGTGAACAACAAACTCTCTCGAGAAAATATTCCAAACAAATGGAAGAAGCCCAAAAGAAGTATGACATTATGAAATTCTGGGAATCAGCTTTTTCCGAGCAGGGACTCGTAAAGTACATAATTAGAAATATTTTAGAGTATTTCAATGATAGGGCAAATCACTACCTAAGTACACTCTCCAATAGCTCTTTTTCGATTGAGTTTGATGACAGCTTGATGGAAGAGATAAGATCAGGAGGAGGTATTGTTCATTTTGAGTCTTTATCAGGCGGAGAAAAGAAGAAGTTTTCTATTTCGGTAATGATGGCTCTCAACGATCTTCTCCTACTATCAGGAAAGGATGAGTCTAATGTGATATTTTTCGATGAAGTAGGAGATTCTCTGGACCGAGAGGGAGTTCGTGGTTTGTATGATTTAATATCAGACATATCAACCAATAAAAAATTATTTTTGATCACTCATAATTCGTACTTGAATTCTTTAATAGAGGACGATGCAGAACGTCTCTTTGTTCACAAAGAGAACAACCTAACAATTTGTAAATAAAATGAAAATTATACCATACCATAACAGGATTTTAGTGAAAAGGCATGTGGAGCGCATAGAAGCCAAGCATGGAATTATTGTACCAGATTCAGTTCAGGACACTCCCACTTGTGAGGGGGTAATTGAGGCTGTTGGGGACGAGACTAGCGGAAAGTTAAAAGAGGGCCAGCGAATTCTTTTTGAGGAGTTTAGTGGACGCGAAATCGAATTAGACGATGATCGCTATCTCATTCTCGCAGAAGATTCTGTTATTGGAATAATGGAGGAGTAGAAATGGGGTACGAAATACCCGAAGATTCTTTAGCTAACTCTATTTTTATGGAGAAGTACGCTTATCCAGGTGAGACATCCTGGAAAGAGTGCGCTAAGAGAGTTGCTAGAGCTGTCGCCGACCCAGAATTTCCGGAGCAACGTGAAAAGGTAGAGCAGAAATTTTATGAAGCTATTAATTCTGGCGATTTCTGTCCAGGTGGTAGGATTCTTTTCGGGGCGGGCAGAAGTAAGCAGAATTTGCTGAATTGTTATGTGTTGGATCCTGAGGACTCCGTAGAGAGTATAGGAAAGACTATTTCCGATATGTACAAGATTTCTTGTGGTGGAGGGGGAATTGGTTTCAATTTCTCGAAGATACGCCCTTTGGGGGATGACATCCAAAATATCAGACACTCTGCGCCGGGGGCACTTTCTGTAATGCGAATGGTGAACGAGATTGGTAACCATGTTAGAGCGGGTAAGAACCGTCGAACGGCGCTAATGGCTATACTAAGTGTTACCCACCCTGATTTTTTAGAGTTTCTACACGTTAAGCTTGACAGAAAAGAACTTACCAACTTTAATATCTCTGTTGCAATTACTAAGCCTTTCTTAGAGGCGGTAGAAAAGGATGATGAGTGGTATTTCACGTTCGAAGGAAGACAGAATAAGTATTTTGTTTATGAAGTTGAGCGAGTTTCTGAAGAAGGCGTTGATTTAGTTGAAGTAGTGGCAAAGGACGAAGAAGACGCTATCGGTCGAGCTTCCCTACATAAGCTTAAACACTATGCTGATTCGTTTAAATCCCCTAAAAAGAAGGAAATTCGAGCCAGGGAATTATGGAATCGTATTATTGACAACGCCATTGAGTCCGGCGAGCCTGGTATTTTTAACATAGATTTTGCTAACGAGTACACTAACGTATCTTATTTTGAGCACATGCCTTCTACCAATCCGTGTGGTGAGGAAGTTCTTCCTGCATACGGCAATTGTTGCCTTGGGCATGTCAATCTTGCTAATATGGTTGATATTGACGGTATTATTGACTGGCGTAGGTTGGCTCGTACGATCCGTACGGGGGTTAGGTTCTTGGACAATGTCCTCACTGCGAACTATTTCCCCATTCCGGAGTGCGACGAAGCGGGAGCCAGATCCCGGAGAATTGGACTGGGGATCACAGGACTTCATTACTTCCTCATCAAAGCAGGATTCAAATATGGGTCGGAATCATGCCTCGAATTCTTGGAGCGACTATTTACAACAATAAGAAATGAGTCGTACAAAACTTCCATGTACCTAGCCAGAGAAAAGGGAAGTTTTCCAGCATATGACTGGAGCAATTTAAAAAATGAAAAGTTTTTTAAGACACTTCCCTCAAGAATACGCTCTGACATTAAGAAAAATGGTTTGCGGAATGCCGTCTTACTCACGGTTGCACCTACAGGAACTATCAGCATGGTGTTGGGAGTTTCCACTGGAATCGAACCTATATTCGCACCTGTTTATAAACGTCGTTGGCGTACCGGCACTGACGGTGTTTGGAATGAGGCTACGGTTGTTGACCCTTTGTTTAAGCAGTTATATTTGCGTGGACGAGATGTTAGTCACTGTGTTGGGGCTTATGAAGTCACTCCAGAAGAACACATTAAAGTCCAAGCGGTGGTTCAGACGTATATCGACTCAGCAGTATCAAAGACATGTAACCTCCCAAACGACTTTTCCCCCTCGAACCTCTATGAGGATGTTTTGATGTATGCTAATGATATGAAAGGTTTGACCTTTTATCGCGCTGGTTCACGCGGGAACGAACCTCTAGAAGCTTTGAGTGTTTCTGATGTTGATTTGGACCCTCTGATCAAATCTGGAGAATTAGAGCAACAAGTGGAATCAGTAGATACTTGTAAGTCGGGAGTGTGTGAAATATAATGCCTATTTATCAGTATAAGTGTACCAAGTGTGAAGAAGTAAAGGAGATTAGCACCTCTATGGCTAACATGAAAAAATGGACTAAATGTTCTGGTTGTGGGAAGAGAGCTACTAGGTACATGGGAGGTCCCATTGCCGACTTTAAGGTGCAGGGGGGAACCCCCACTTACCACTATAACTCTTCTCTAGTAGAGAAGGAAAACAGACACAAAGCTCATAAATGGCACGACGAAGAAGTTAGAAATACTCGAAAGGCTATTGAAGGGAAGACGGGAGCCTCTCCCTATTCTCAAATGAAGATTGACCACAAGCAACTTGAAAAAGACGGTGTTGTCAAAAAGTGTAGCCCAGAAGAAACGAAGAAGAGAAGTGAGGTCGCTACCGCCCTTGTTAAGGATGCTGTTTCTAAGTTATCTGGGTCCGAAAAAGACCATGCTGTGAGAGGTTCCGGAAATTCCGGTCAAAAATAGGATAGTCTTGCATCTATTAGTTCAGTTTATACAATTTTCATCTTTAATAAGATGACATGGCATACGAACTAGCAGACAGCATACAACGAGGAATCATTTACCTAGCTAAGTCAGATTCCAACTTTTTGGTACAAGCCATGCCTATGGTGAAACCGGAGTATTTTGAGTACCCCTCTCACCAGAAATTTTTTCAGGTAATTGTAGACTACTACCAAAAATATAGAAAACTACCTACCGATGATTTCATCTTGGAGGAGGTTAAATCTTTAAAGTCTTCTAGTGAACTACTTTCTGATTTCAAAGAGGAGTTGAATCAAATTAATAACTTAGATGAGAAATCTTTGGACAATGAGGATTACCTTCTGGACTTGGTTGAGAATTTTGCCAGAGAACAATCAATAAAAGATGCAATAATCTCTTCCGTGGGATTGATAGAGCAGAAGAAATATGAGGATATTGAAGAACTCGTTAGAGGGGCTCTTACAGTTACTAGAAACTTAGATCTTGGAGTTAATTATTTCAATTCCTTCGATGACAGGTTTTCTAGAGACGATGAGGAGAAAGACCACAAATTTAGAACCATTTTTGATTCTATGAACGAGTCTCTAAAGGGTGGTATGGCACCAAAGGAGCTTGCTATGGTAGTAGCCCCTCCAGGCGTTGGAAAATCATTGTATCTCGCTAATCAGGCTGCTCGCTCTGTTGTTGATGGGTATGACGTATTGTATGTTTCTTTAGAAATGTCCGAAGATAGAGTTGCCCAACGGATGGACAGTATATTCACACATGTGAAGCAATCGGAACTGAAACATCGGAGGGATGTTATTATAGACCGTTTCGACAAAATCAAACAAGCTAAACCAAACATGGGTTCCTTAAGAATAAAGGAATTTCCAACTAAAAGAGCCAACGTTAACACCCTCCGCTCTTTTCTTGTGCAACTCCGCAATGTAGAAGATTTTACTCCGGATGTGCTTATTGTAGACTATCTTGAGTTGTTATCAACCGATGCCTCCATGCCAGAATACCAAGCCCAAGAGAGGCTGGCACAGGAGTTGAGGGGTCTTGCTATCGAAAATCAGTGCTTAGTTTGGACCGCAACTCAAACTAATCGGGAAGGTAAGAGGGTTAGCCTTATCACAGACACAGAGTTAGCAGATTCTTACGGAAAAACCAGAGTATGTGACCTTGTATTTTCCGTTAACCAGAACGAATTGGAGTTTGACAAGGGGGAAGCTCGCGTATACGTTATCAAATCTCGCAATGGAAGGTCTAGATACGTAATACCGTCTAATATAGACTATTCCAAACTTACGATAAACCAAAAAACGTCATGAGCAAGATAAAAAAACCAGTTCACCCGATGGAGGTTCATACAGGCATCAAAACCTTTACGATTGAACAAAAGTCTCTCTCCAAGGACAGTTTATATGGCTGTGTTGAGTTTCCAAAAGCTCTTATAACCGTAGACCCAAATCAAAGTGAGCAGGACTACAAAGGAACTCTCCTTCATGAGATTTGCCATGTAGGGTGGGAGCTTTTTGGGTTGGGAGACGACGATGAGATGCCTACTGTAGGCAACGAATACCTAACTACTGTAACCTCCAACATGATACAGTTATTAGCAACCCTAAACACCGAATTATTCGAGTACTTACTTACCAATGAATAGCGCAATTGAAACTTACAACAGTCTAGAAAATAAGTATCTTACAATATCCAAGGAGTATTTGGAGATAACTGAAGATAACATGGATGAGGCCTTACAAAACCACACTGCCTTGTATGCGTTTTTTGGGGCTGTATTAGCGTATGCGAAGAAAGTTTATAATTCTGCTGAAATTACTTTTGAGTATGCCGAGGCGGAAGTTAAGGAGTCTCGCAGGGAATTTTTACTCTCCCAAGATAAGAAAGTTACAGAGGCAGCTCTAAGTGCACATGTTCTAACTTTGGATTCAATCAAGGACCTTAAATCACAGGTTCTAGAATCTCAGCACAAGTACAACTTGGCTAAGAACATAGTCACTTCTCTTGACCACCAAAAAGATATGTTAGTACAGATGTCCGCAAATAAAAGAGCAGAGATAAAACTAGTATCTGACCTTGGATAACCACTATATAATAGTGATATGTGGAAAAACATAATATCACAATTAAATAAATCAATTTTCAGTAACTGGAAGTGGTTATTAGCAGGGTTTGCTGGTGGCATTTTCGGAAAGCTTTTCCTATAAGAAAAGTTTAGGTTTCAAAAAAATATATCTAAATAATGGTCCCATTACCCACAAGCCCCACAACCACAGTTCCCCAACCAATTGGAGGCGGAGGAAACTTTGGCTACTTTATCAGCGGCATTTCGCCGGTATCAGGCGTATCTGGTACAATACCGAGCGGGGTTGAAACCTCAGGCCCCTGGTACATTGAACGCCAGGAGATGAGTATTTTTTACACTCGAGTGCCTACAGCAGCTAGGGATGCTCTCCCGCACAGAGACTGCTCCTTGAGTGGGGTTAATACTTCTGCCTTAGGTAAAAACAACAACATATCTCAGACATTTCTCGTCGTTGATGTGCAAGGCCGCTGTCACGCTACAAGTTCTACCAATGTACATGCTGGACCTTGGCAACAGCCTCAAAAATTCAACCTACTTGCCTTCGACGCAGATTACAGAGGTCGTACTTATGGCTCTGTTAGCGCAGGATGCCTAGGACCTGCTGGTAATATAACCACCAGACAAAACTTCTACGCTAGGAGACTCTTGAAGCCCAATGATGTACTTTATGATGAAGCTTGTTGGCAAGGATTTAGTTTTCAAACAATGGACGGTTTCGGCCCTGGCAGTCAAACTGAATTCATGAACCGATTCCATAAATGGATAGGATGGGGATGGGATAACAGCAACTGGGGATGGCTCATTGAATGTAAGGGTGTCCAGTTCTTCGAGGCCATCTTACCGCGTTCGGGAGGGTACTCCACAGCCCAAGACCAGTTGTCCGACGCTAGAAATCTTATAAATGACTGCGGTCAAAGGTTGCATGACGCAAACTTGTGGGACTTCAAATTAAAAGGTGTAACAAATGCAGAGGGGTCAATTTACCCCATAACTCACTATTCAATAGACCGACACGATTTTAGTGGGTAAAAACTAATTAAATCTTCGTAAAAACGAACTATAATAAAGGGAACCTAAACAGTTCCCTTTATTTTTTTATAACAATATTAACATGGTAAACTTAGACGAACTACGAAAAAAGTACAATC